CTGAGCGGCCTTGCTGACCGCATCGGCCACCAGCTGGATCGTCGGAGCGAGTTCTGCCAGAACCTCCAGTTTCAGCGACTCCAGCTGGGAATTCATGTCCTCAATTGAATCATTGGCCGTTCCTAGGTTTTTGACTTTCTCTTCAGAGATTACCGGTGCGGCGTTTGCGTACTTGTCCCATTCTTCACGGCCTGCCGCGATCAGTGGAGCAAGTTCCGCATAGCTCTTGCCGAGCACCTTCTGAGCGAGGACATCACGCTGGGATGCATTCTCAATGGCGCCCAGTGCCGCGATGGTATCCCAGAAGACATCATTGTCACTCCGGAGATTTCCGGACACATCGCGAGTGGCGACATGCAACTCATTGAAAGCCAGGGCAACTTCTTTGGAAGAGCTGCCCATGTTCTGATTCAGCTTTTCTCTGGCTTTGATGATCGTCTCAACGTTCGTGTCAACGAATCTGGATGCATACTGCCACTGCTGCAGCGTTGTGGTGTCGATACCGTACACTGTCGCATCCGTCAGCAGGTCATCTGCCCAGACGGTTGCATCCACGCCGGCATCCCAGAGAGCCTGTGCAAGCTGTGCCGCCTTTCGGATCACCTTGTCGATCGTGTCATTGATCGCCTTAACACCATTGGCCAGTCCAGACCAGCCCAGCTCTGACCCGATCGTTGACAGCGATCCGTACAGACTGGAGGCCATGCCGTCCACATTGCTCAGTTCTGCTTTTGCCGTGTTGGCATCGGTGGCAATTCCCTGCATGGACTGGCCCAGTTCTTCGTACTTCTTGCCAGCCGCATCCAGTCCTTTTTCGTTGTTAGCGATCGCACCATTGATCTCCAGCACGGACTGCTGAGCCTCGGCCAATTTCTTGCGCCACTCCATAACCTTGCTGGAGTTCTGCTCATATCCGGCTTTAGCCAGCTCTTTCAGCATGCTCTGAGCCGTGCTAACAGCCTTTTCCTGCTCTTTGAGCTGCTCATTGAGGATCTTTCCACGATCGCTCATGAGTTTCTGAGCATCACCGGAGGCCTTGAATTCGGCTTGCGCCAGTTTCAATTCTGAATCCAGGGCTTTTGTGTTCTTTGCCGCATCCCTCATCGCTTTGCTAAACGATGTTTCGCCCTCGACCTTCATTTTTACGCCGATCGTATCTGCCATATCATCACCTCCAGCTCATCGTCTTTATGAAATCATCCTCAATGTCTTTTTCGGATGTCGGTACCCGATTGTACCCACACTCCATAATCTGCCATGTAGCAAGCATGTCGAACAGCATTGATGACGGCATTGCCATGGCCGTCTCCATGCTCAGTCCAATATGCATGGCCATGTAAAGCGTCATCTCGCAGGTTTGCTGGCCTACACCCCTGCCCTTGCTTTTTTTGCCGGTTTGGCGATCACATTCCGGTCACCCTGCATCACTTCTTTGAGGTCGGGGAAAACCCGGATCAGGTCATAGCTGTCGACCAGTGCTGAGAATTCCTCATAGGTCGGAGGATTCTGCACATCGTGTCCGGTCAGCGTTGCCCATTTGGCACCGAAGACCATGCAGCTGTGTACCAGAGCCATCCGCTTGTCAAAATGCTTCATGGCCTCGGCAAACTGCGCCTCATCCTCGCAATCAACTCCGTAGGTATCACGCATCATCAACTTTACGCCTTCGGAGTACGCGATCCAGTACGTGCCGCCGGCGATGTCAATCTGTTTGGTTCTCATGGTTGTCTCCCTTCTTCAAAAAGTTCCCCCTCAGAGTCACCCGAGGGGGAATTGGTAATTACTGACCAAGAGCGGTCTGCAGAGCAGTGAGCGCGGCAGTTTCCGTCTCATAGTCATTCCACTGAGACCACTTGGCCGGGACGCAGTCATCGCGCAGGATGGCCGCCTCGATGGACGGAGTCTGGAAGGATACCGTCTCTCCCTGGGTCTCAATCGAGAAATCCGGCACCTTGAACTGGCACTTATAAAGCAGAACCACACGCCATTTAATGACGTTGTTGTGCACTTTCTTGATGATAAAACCAAGCCCCACATAGGGAGCCATGGAGTCAGCATCAAAAATCACGCCGGTCTCGCCGGTTGGCGTGCGGAGTCCGAGGATATCTTTCGCCACATCAAGCTCAAGCTCATCGATCTCCATGGTGGCAGTACCGCCGCCGAACATAGGCAGAGACTCCGCAGGGCCGTTGTCGGCATACAGCATTTCAGGATCCTTGCCCTCGGTGGTGATGTCCACATTGACGGCTTTGCCCAGCTTTTTGAGGCCGGTGTAGGTGGTGGTGCCGTTGGAATTCGCATACATTGCAAAATACGGCTGAGATACACCAATATTTGCCATATCAATTCACCTCATTTGGTTATTTTGTTGATTTCGTCGTCCATTTTTGCTTGGATTGCTGCAACAATGCGAGCATGTGCAGCTCTGGCAGCAGGACGGACAAACGGATGTTTTTTACGCATGCTGGATCCTGACTCAAGCGATCGGGCCAGCATCGGGAGTGGTACGCCGTTTGGCCATTTTTTCTCTGTGCGGCGAGTGTATCCACTGACGGAGACTTTGGTATTCACCGCATCACCGGCAACCTCAAACCGCGCCACGCCGAGACCGGCAATCATATCTTCCTTGTCATCCGGCAGCAGTCCGTCATAAGGTTTTGCGCTGGTTGTTTCCGGAAGCGCTCTGATTGATTCCTCGAGTGCATCAAGCATCACCGCGGCACCTTCATACAGGGAAACCTTAGCGATCTTTTCTGCACCATCTCCGAGCTGGATCAGCTTATCGGCAATGGTTTCAGCACCCTTGTAAGTCATGCTTGCCATGGGATCACCTCAGAACATCGAAGACCCATTCCCAGTGCGTGTACCCGGTTTCTTCCTCGTAGTGCGGACCGTACTCCAGCCGCCACGGGCAACCGATCGAATCCATGGCGGCCTCGATTAGGTCGGCTTTGTCATCGCCACGGGAGGATCGGCAGAACAGATCCACGGTGCCCTCCGGCATTTTTTCGGAGTGCCTGCCGTCGGACACCATGTCGCGCCGTCCGTCAAGGGCATAAACGCCGTAGTCATCCCGGAGTGCGTCTGCTTCCTCCCAGCCGCCTTCCGCAAAGGGAATGCCGGTGGATTCCAGGGCGGCAATCAGTTCGTCATACGTCACGATTTACCACCCTCTCAATCGTCAATTCGATCTTATTATCCGGCCTGACATACGGACGGATGATTCTGTACCGCTGGCCCTCAAAGATGCATTCCCGTTCGTCCTGATATTCGGCATAATTGCCCAGGATCAGAACACAGTACGGTGTGTATCCCTGGCTGAGTGCGGCATAGAATTCCTGCCGGTACACGCTCTGGACGGTACAGGCGACTTCGCGCTGGACAGGATCCGGAGCGTCGTACACTCCACGCGCCCTGGGAGATTCCTGCAGCAGAGTCACAGTGGACGCTCTGATCATGCGTCATTCCCCCAGTTCGTGTATCCTGTCGCCTGCCTGAGCGAGCCTTTCTGGTTTTCGTAAGCCGCCATCATGATGGCATACTGGGAAGGATCCCTTGTCAGATAGAACTGAGCACAGGCATAAGTTGCGACAGCACGCTGGATGAGAGGATCCGTTGTGTCAGTGGTGGCATTCGTCACACCTGCCGTCACAGTCAGATCCAGCAGGCCGGCATGGATGTAGCCGGTCAGCTCGGTGTCATATTTCGTTGTGGTGGTCAGCTGCAGCGCATTCTTCACCGCTTCCAACATCAGGATCACCCTTTTTTCGTTCTCTTAGTTTTTGCAGGCTTGGTCTCAGCGGTCTCCGCTTCGGGCACTGCGGTCGCTGTTTCAACAGGCACTGCACTAAAAACAGATGTCAGGAAACTGGCCTCAGCCGGGGAGACCTCAACGATCTCCCCAGCGTAGTGCTTTATCCTGGCATCTCTAAGCAGCCGAACCTTCATCAGGCAGGCTTCTTAAGGTTGACGAAATGCCCGAGCTTCGTCACACCATGAGCGGCGAACTGACGGCCAAGAATTTCAACGATATCTTCCTTCTTACGGGTCATATCATCATACTTCAGTTCCATGGAGTCGCCGTTCGGATAGTTCACGCGAGCACCCTTCAGATCGCCAACAATGGCATAGACCTGACCAGAGGTCGCGGCGGTGTATGCAGGGAGATGACTGGTGTAAACCTTTTCATAACCGGCGAACGGATCCACAGCGAAACTGCCGGCAGCATAAGCGGCCAGGAATTCGACTTCGGTCTGACGGTTCATAATGACCACGGGAGTGACAGCTTCCTCAGACAGCTGAGCAGCTGCAGTGGGGATGGTCACAACGCCGGGAGCCATGGTCACAGCAGGAACGCCAATAGCGGTCGCGCTGTTTGCAGCAGGAGCGGTGGTGATGTCATCCACAACCAGATCCGCGAGCTTCTTGGTCACGCGGTAGGTAATTTCATCGTAGATATAATCCAGGAATTCCTGACCCTTCATATCCTCGACTTCGTCAGAGAAGCTGACCCACTTCTTGACGGACTCAGGAATCAGAGCGACCATGCCGAAAGTCAGTTCTTCTTCAGCGACAGCACCGGAGCCTTCAGCGTGCACGACAGCAGGCCCTGCAGTCAGTTCAAACGGGATCTGCAGGTTGCCGCGGATATAGGTCTTGGTCACACGGGAGAGGATCTGATCCTTTTCCCATGCGGTTTCGATCTTTTCCTGCAGCGTGGTGGGCACCGGCAGCTTTTCACCGGTAATGCTGGCACCGGCATTGGCGGTCAGCAGGGAGCGCACCTCGGTGTCGTCGCCGGACTTGATGTAACGGGCATATGCTTCAACGTATTCATTAGATTTCAGAAAATCTCGAAGTTCCATACGGTTCTCCTCCTTGTGTTCTTCTTTGGTTTCACCGGCACCATTGGCGACGGCTTCACGCTGTTCCTCGGCAGCCTGTGCAGCAGCCTTCCTGGCTTCCAGTTCTGCTTTGATAGCTTCCAGCTCAGCAGATCTGTTTTCGAGTTCTTCGACAGTAGCACTCTCCGTCTCCATGCCGGCAATTTCTGCCTGACGCGCTTCCAGAGCGTCGACTGTCATTTCAGTAAAATCAAACATCAGATTTTACCTCCTTAATAAGTTTATTCAG